AAGGAACTGTTCCCCGAAAGGTTTGACTGTTTCACCCGAACGTCTAATTGCTTCCCAGCAGAGCCAGTACACGTCTGACTGCTTCTGGTCTTCTATAAGAGCTTTGTGAAAGCCCTTCTTGGCGTATTGCTCGAAGGCATACTCAATCAATGGAGTAATCTCGTACTCTGTTACTGAGTTGTCTGCCCTTGTTACCTTTAGCTTTGCCATTGTTAGCCCCTTAGTTAGTTATCAGGAAGTTGTGATTGCTACTGTACCAGAGACGTTCCAAGTTACAGATTGAGTTGATAGATCGCCAACTGCACCATTAATATCGGTTGTGTTGTTGATTAGGCAAGTCATTGTGTAAAGAGGGTTTGTTGCTGATGTTGCAGCAGAAGTCTGCTTGAGTGTAACTGTAGCGTTGTTTCCCCATTGTGCCTGAAGTGTCTGGAGAACGTTCGATGTAGCTGTATCGTTGAGGAAATCAATAGTGACTGAAGAAGCCTCTAGACCCTTAACGAACTTGTGACCTGAATCACCCATTGCTGTTACTTCGAGTTCATCGAATGAGCGGTTGAGTGTTACAGATGTGACGTGGTTTGAGAGATCAACTGCATTGACAGTTAAAACTACTCCATTGCTCATGAATACTGCCATTTAGGTTATTCCTCTTCTTTCTTAGATGTTGGTTTTGGTGCTTGTGTTGCCTGTGGAAGCTGACCAATCTTGATTAGAAAGTCGGCTTGCTCCTTTGTCCAATCGTCCATCGATTAGCTCCATTCCGTAAGGGTACTGATTGCAATGTCGCAAGTCAGTAAATCTCCAGAAGCGATTGACAACACGCTTGGCGCGCTGACGCTTCCTACGTTAAATACAATGCTGGAGGCTTCTAAGAGCGCAAAGACACGAATTATGTCGGCTTCTATGCCAGCAAGGTTGCCCTCATTGTCAAGCAATGGGACAAGGATAGAAATCTTAAAGTTAGCCATTGGAGCAATTGCTGTGTAGTCATTATTGGTTGGCACAATATAAGGATCAGCAGGAGTCACAATGACTGAGTTCGCTACAGGCGTGGCAGGAGGAAACGAATAAACTGAATACTTTGTGTTATCGGCTAGAGCCGTTGCAATCGATGTGCGGAGTGTGGTTATCGCTGGCATCAGCCCACCATGGAGTTAGGTGCTAGGTAAGGCGCAATAAGTCCTCGAACGCGAGCCACAAGCTGAGAGGACATGGAGTACATGTTGCCGATTGAACCATCTGGCATCATGCCGTTGCCTGAGTTAGTTTGGCGAGCAGTCCAGATAGATACGCAGATCATGAGGCTTGCTTCTCTAACTGCTGGGATTGTGGCGTAAGTATTTTGTGTTACGCCTGAGACAATGCCAAAAGGTACGCAAGGGTGGTATTCACTAGCTGTAGGAGTGCCAGTCACCGCAAAGGTAATGCTGTTCTCGCCTACGCCAGTCAGAGTCTTTGTGCCGTTAAATGGTGATCCATTCTTGGTAATGACTACTGACTGTCCAACGTAATAAGTGCCTGTAACTACTTCTTCAAAGTAAAGAGTTCCCTCTGTAGTTGTGTTGCTGTGAGCTATATTGTAATTCTCGTTCTTCCATAGAAAGGGCAACAATACGTCATCAGCAGCATCGCAGACTTCTTGAATCGTTGCGTCTGAATAGAGACTGCCAACGCCAAGAGCTGCTTTAAGTTCTGCAACTGTTGTTGTGCTCATTGTTATCCTTTCTAAAGACTCAAGGGGACTGCAAGGGCTCTGGCAGCCCCCTTGAGCGACTTAGGGTGTTGTTATTATGTAAGGTTGAAGCGGCGAACGCCCTTGCCTGACTTACCAACGTAGATTGCAAGATATCCGTAAAGTGCAATCTGAATCTGACCTGTGCCAAGAAGATTGACGCGAAGTTCAGTTGTAGGAGATTCCCATGTATAGACAGAACCAGGAGCTACGAGGAACATTGAGTCATCGATGACGCCAGCTGTTGTGATGTTGTGATCAACAATGAGGTCTGTACCAAGTACGTTTCCAACATTTGAACCAACTGAAACTGCGCCAGATGCGTTCTGTGGTTGTGCTGCTGCGTAGAGAGGACGCTTGTTGTCATCTGTGTAACCCATGAGGGCAGCCCAGACGTCAGTTGATGCTACAAGCTTGCTGGCGTACTCGCCACCAGTTCCCTTGTATGCTGCTGCTGATTCAGTTGCAATAAATGACTGAACTCCTGCTGCTGTTGCAGCTGTTGTTGCTGCTGCTGTTCCTGATGTACCGAATGCAGAGATAAGTGCTGTATCTGTTGCCTTCTCGTATGCCTTGCGGAGTTCTGCCATGAGAAGTTCCATAAAGGCAGGCGATGAGCGGTCAATGAGTTCGAATGAGACCTCATTGAGACCTGAATATTTTTGAACTGAAACTGTGTCATAAGCAGAAGTCATGCCTGTTTCAGATGTTGCTACACCTTCGTTGATTGCTGCAACTGTTGGTGCTGTGTTAGCAGATGAATTGTTTATGTAGAGACGTGGAATGGTGAATGACATTCCTGTGATTCCTGCAAGTGATGAACGAGTTACAGCGTTAAATGCTGGACGTCCTGAGAATGTATCTGTGAGGAATGTGTTTAGGTGTGGCGCAAGTGTCAAACCTGTGTTGGTTGATGTTGAGTCATCTGCTGCAAGAATGGTGCGGCGAGCTGAGTCGTCTCCCATTGCTGCCTTGATGCTTGCATCGAGGTACTGTGCTGATGTAAGAGGAGCGATGCGCTCCTTAACTTGAAGATTGGCTACAACTGTTGGGCGAGCCGCTTCTACTGCTGCCGCTTCAACTGCTGGAGCTTCTGCCTGAGTGGTTTCTTCCACAATGGGCTCGCTTTCTGGTTGGGTTTGTTCAGCAGGGATTGTTTCCTCTGCTGCAATCTCTAGCACTTGAGCAGACTTAAATGCTGGCTCTGTGACGAGAGAAACTTCTTTGAGACGTGCTGCTGAGACAACAATGTGTCCATCGCGTGAAGGCTTTGATGAAATTACTTCTGCACCTACAGAAAGTCCAGATACTAAACCTTCTTGTGCTTGGATAAGTGCGTCATTGCCGCCTGTTGATCGTGAGAGCTTAAATGTTGCGTAGATGCCATCTGGTCGGACTGTAGCTGTAAGCATACGTCCCACTGGCTTCTTCACATCGTGTTGGCTGAGTAACTTAATCTTTGACGGATCTTCGATGTCAATAGACCCTGCTTCAAAGACAACGCCTCCCATATTGGTGTTGCCAATTTCGCCTGTTCCCATTGGCACAATTTTGCCTGAGATTTCGCGGCGTTCTTCGTTGCACTCGATTGACGATGCTTCGATGATGAGTTGATCCATTAGAGACCTTCACTTCCGTTTGGTGTTAAATCTGTCATTGACATTGCCTGTTCAGTTGTAATGAGTCCAAGGCTAAGTAGCTTCTCTAGCACTTGAATCTCAACGAGAGGGTCTTGCTTGAGGAATGTGTCGCCTACGCAGAACTTGACCTCATGCCCTGCTGTAGAGATATCGTCCATGGAGAATCTGCTCTGAATAGCCTGAATGTAAGGCTCTATAGAGAGTGCATAGAATTGCTTGCGCTCATCTTGGACGTTGGCATAAGTCATTGTGGTGTTCATGTCGCTAGACAAGTAATATGCAGGGACATTCATTGTGCGAGCAATCTGTGTAGATAAATTCTGAATTGCCTCGTTATACATCATGTCTTTAGGGCTGAAAGCAACTGCGTTGTATTCAAGAGTAGAGGTTAAGTAGCGAGTTGAGTTTGATTGTGCGCCACGCTTCCAAGCTGCAAGAAGTCCAGAGACTTCGCTAGGTGGAAGGTCTGCGCCTGTGTTCTTCAAGTAGCCAGCAGGTTGTGGTTGTGCAGAATTAACTGCTGCTGCGCGTTCAACATCGATTGCCGCTTGGATTGTGCGACTTCCACGATCTAATACGCCTTCATCAAATCCTTGAATCGTAACAATGTCATTCATATCAATTGGCTTCAAGTCCATGTAATACTGAGTGACCATAATGCCTTCAAGGTCTGTCGTGAATG